CGATTTTGACTAAAGCGTTTTCTGGTCTGTCTGGAGATAAGTTTGAGCGCTTGATGAAAAAGCTCCTGATTGACCACAAAAACATTTCAGTCGAAGGAGCTGCTACAGATGGAGATGTAAAACTCCTGACGTACGACCTTGCAAATGAGGTGTTTTGCGGCGACGTGCAGGATATGTACATCCTCTGTTTTGAGGTGATCCGCCTTAATTTCAACGGTTTTTTCAAGAAAATCGGAGCCCAATTTGGAAACCTCGAAGAACTGTTTCAACAGAAGACTCCGATTACAAGCGATGGGGAGAATTAGACTTATCCCAGTTCAGCGAGCTTGAAATGAGAATGTACATCCTCATTAAAGCCAGAGTTGCATCAAAGCTCGAGCTCGAAACCGTCTATACGCTTGACGAGGCCCTGAAGCTGTATGCACTGTATAGCATGGATTGCGATATTGAGCGCGGACATGCAGAAGAATTAAAACAAAGTAATTGACAATGAAAGCATTCCCTAGATTTTTTGCCGTGAAAGGAGATGACGGCGGCGATGATCATTTCCGAGTTTATCAATAGAGTCGGATTCAGAGTCAGAAATGAGGATGTTGATAGAGTCAATAGCACAATTTCTGGAATTAAGGATACCGCCACACGGCTGCTAGGTGTGTTAGGCGTAGGGCTTAGCCTCACTTCGATGAATGAGCTTACAGAACAATACACGCGAGTCAATACTCAGATAAAAAATGCTACTGAAGCATTGGGGGACCAGCGCGAGATACAAGAAGAAATTATGGCGGCTGCCGAAGCCACCAGAACATCGTATGCTGATACAGCCAATGTGGTCTCTATGCTTGTCAAAGGCAACTCAGAGATGTTTGCTGATGTGAGTGAGGCAATAAAGTTCAACAATGTTGCCACGATGCTATTTAAGAGCGCTGGTAAAACCAATGAAGATATCGCTTCATTGATGGAAGCAATCAACAAATCTTTCCAAAAAGGCTACGTTGACAGCGAAACAATCAGCCAATTACTCGAACGCTCACCTGAAGCCGTTGCCTTATTGAACAGACAGCTTGGAACGACATCGAACAAACTAGAAGAACTTGCTTCTAGCGGGCAAATGACAGTCGCAGATTTGAAAGCTGCGTTCATGGACAATGCCGAAGAAATAGAGGCCAGCTTTGAAAATGCAAAGTATAACATTTCGAGTGCCTTGACTGTCATTCAAAGCAAGTGGGGCTTGTGGCTTGCACAGACAAACGAAACGATTGGTCTCACCGATGGAATTGGCCGAATGATGGTAGCGGCATTCAATAAAGTAATCGCGATCCTCAACAGGACACGCAACGGCGTGGTGTGGCTCAGCGATAAGCTTGGGGGGACTAAGAATCTGTTCAGGCTCATTGCCATCGTAGTCGCTTCTGCTTTTGCTGCGTTCAATTTCAGTAAAATTACAGCTGGTCTGTTATCTGTATCAAAGATACTCAGCATTATCAATATAAAGATGCTTGCAACTATCGCGGTCATTGTCCTTATCGCTCTACTTGTTGAGGATTTTATTAACTTCATGCGAGGAAACGACTCTTTAATTGGTGCATTATTCGAGAAGGCTGGTATTGACTGTGATGCAATGCGAGAAAAAATTTCGAGTGCATTCAAAAGTTTGGTGTCACTGATAGGTCCCTTGATAGAAGGACTTGGCACGATTCTCGTAGGATTTTTTAATGGCGTGAAATCAGCATGGTCGAGCTTCGGCGGCGACATAATGACAGTGCTTGGCACTATCATAGGGGCCATTGCCTATTTTATAAGCGGCATTGCAGAGATTGTTGGAGAAAGCGATTTCCTTCGTGGTGCTTTACACGCGGTAGGAACCGTACTCGGTGCTCTTATAATTATATGTACTGTGGTGGCCGCTGCTTTTGGTCTTGCATCGGTAGCCGCCGGTATATTTGGAGGAGCGGCTGCAGCGCTTGGAACCGTAATCGGATTCCTCACTAGCCCGATTGGCCTAGTGATTCTCGCAATTACGGCGTTAATCGCTATTGGCGTGTTGCTGTATCGAAATTGGGAAAAAGTCAAGGAAACCGCGCTAGCTGTTTGGCAGACTATTCGCAGTAGTATAAGTGAAGCGAGAGACGCCATTGCAGCAAATATTAGCTCCATCAAAAATACGATCATATCTGGATTCCAGGCTGCCATTTCCTATATCCAATCGCTTCCGGCGCAGGCGTACCAATGGGGTGTTGATATCATAAGCAATATTGTGAACGGCATCAAGAGCGGCGTAGGAGCAGTTGGCAAGGCCGTATCAGGTGTAGCCAGCAAAATCAAGTCGATTATTGGTTTTTCCGAACCGGAAGACGGCCCGTTGAGTGATTTTCACACTTACATGCCAGATATGATAGACCTCATGAGCAAGGGTATTGCAGCTGGCAAGGAAAAAATCAAGGATGCTGTTGGCGGGATTGCAAGCGATATGTCCGTCACTGCAAAAACCGACATCGAAGCTCCAGACATCACCGGAATGATGGCCCGCGGTATCGCGAACGGCAAGGAGAAACTGCGAAACCTTGCCTCGTCCGCAATTGACGGCGTATCCATGATAGCAAATGTGAAGAGTGTATCACCAGATACAGCAGCTACAGTTACGAATAACAGCCAAATCAGCAAGAGTGTTGTCCAGAACGTAAACATCAACAATAAATTTGAAGGCGAAAAGGCCGCGCAGCAAAAAGCAGCTGTGGCTATGGATAAGTCTGCGAAAGACGTAACATCCGAGCTTGCCCGTGGCCTCGCATACGCAAGGTAGAGGGGAGAGGATTGAAAATGGCAAAGGCAACACGCCCTGTTTCTATTAACGGCCTTGAGTTTGATGCTCTCATAACGGAGAGTCGTACACTGGAGGCCACCGTCCCTGAATACTCTGTCGAATCCGGATTTTCTGTTAGTGATGCTATCATCCTCAACCCGGAAAAGCTAAGCATGACGCTATTCGTAACTAACACGCCTGTCACTTGGTACAGGAGCCATGGCGGCGGCCAATCCAGGGTAGATGATGTTGTTAAACAGCTTGAAGAACTATACTATGCCGGAGACCCCGTCACCATAGTGACGTCGGATGCAACGTATACGAGTATGGCGATTGAAAGCATCACGGTCAGCAAAAGCCTTGAAACTGGGTATTCGCGGGAGATACCGATTTCTTTTAAGAAAATCCGCATTACCAAAGCCAAGACTACGACCATTCCCGCCAGCTATGGTAAAAGTGGAAAATCTTCTGCTTCAGCTGGTACTGCGAATACCTCTAAAAGCTCTGGAGGAAATGCTGGTTCTGGAGGCTCAGCCGGATCTGGAGGTTCGGCAGGTTCAGCAAAAAAATCAGGCGGCAATAGCAAATCCAGCATTTTATACGGAGCCGCCAAAAGCTGCGGCTTGATTTGATAGGGAATGCTGATTAATTCAACCTAGTTGTTTTTTGTCGGTTCAGTCTGTTCCAGCCGGTCTAGTCGGATTTCCTCGGTTCTACCGGATTCTATCAGCTTTGTCGGCTCAGTCGGTTTCACCGGATTCTGCCGGTCTGGTCGGTTTTTGCTTGCCTCAGTCGGTTTATTTGGGTTTGCTGGTTTTGGTCGGGTTAGGTGGTTTTAACTGGTTTCCGCCTGCCTGATAAAGGAGGAGATAGAAATGGAATATACCATCATTGAAGTGCCGGATATGAATGATAGCGTTTCCCGCGTCGTTCTTAATGGAACACCTTATCTTATTCGATTCAGCTATAACGACACCAAGGACTATTGGAAGTTCAGCATTTATAATGCACAGAATGAGCCGATTGTCATTGGCGTAAAAATTGTCCCTAGTTTTCCCCTGAATGTATTTTACGGGGTGACTAAGCTGCCGAATGGTGTATTTGGAGTAATGAGCAAGCTAGATCGCATTGGTAGAAATGATTTTTCCAATGGAAATGCACAGTTTATGTTCCTGCCTGTCGTGATTGAAGAGTGAGCAGCTCCGCGGCAGCATATAAAATATTCGTAGTAAAAGAGCAGGGAGCACAAATTGCTAACCGTTCTCTTTTTATATCTGCTGAAAAATAAAAAAATGCGGACAGTCCGTGGACAATCCGCGGACAAAAGTATGGACAGTCACGACCAAAAAGAAAGGACAGTCCTATGGAAAATGCCTAAGATTTCGTGATCTGGTCTATTTTTTTCTCTGTCCTTCGGACAATCCGCGGACAATCCATCGGACAGTCCAGAATTTGTCCAAAATTTTTCCGCAAATTTGTCCAGAAAAAAGCGAAAAGTCATGGAATGAGCTGCACCATGAACCCCTTTAGCATATAAACGAAAACGCGGATTTTGCGGCATCTTTTCGTGAAATCTGCCCCAAAATTACTGCTTTTATGTTTGTCCGTGGACAATCCGCGGACAAAAATGCGGACAGTCCGCGGAAAATCCAGTGCTACCGTAACCGTAACCATATATATTTATATATAATATAGGTCCAAATCAGTCCTAATGCACATGATTATTCGTTGCGAATAACTGGGCCAAGTGAACAGCGGATAAGATGAGAGGAGGAGATTTTTATTGGCTGAATATGAAAATTTTGATCGACAGTATAGAATGGCCGCTGGTCCAGCCGGCGGCAAAGGCTTCGAGATTGGAGAAACTTCAAATGAGCAGCCCGTGCCTTTGCATGTTAATTTCTCACTCCAGAAAAGCGATCTCGAATCCCAGAACACTGGCCGCGTAACCGTGTGGAACCTCAACAAATCAGAATTGGCCGTTTTGAATGAAAAAGATTGCTGTGTTTCACTGAGAGCTGGATATGGAAATCGTCTATCATTGATTTTCGCTGGCATCATTAGCTATGTCAGCACAAGTGCAGATGGAGCGGACCGAAAAACGGAGATTGAAGTGGTCGATAACCTTGTTGAGATTCGCGATACATACGTCACAGTTTCTTACAAGGGAACGGTGAATTGGAAAACAATTTTTGATGATGTGGCAGCACAAATGGGTGTAGCTGTATCGTACTCATATAATGCCAAATTTGCAGACATTTCCAACGGATTTAGCTTTGTAGGTTTAGCGCGGGACATTATGACGAAAGGCTGTAAATGCTGCAACTTGGTTTGGAGCATCCAAAATGGAGTAATGCAAGTAAAGCGGCCTGGCGATGTGATGTCTAAAGAGGTATATGTATTATCGCCTGATAGCGGACTCTTGGGGATACCAGCCAGAGTCGTTATCACGCAAAACGAAGCCACCGGGAAAAATACGCTTGGATGGGATGTCGAATACTTCTTGAACGGCGCTATTAACATTGATGACTATGTAAAACTCGAATCAGAGGCTGTAACCGGCTATTTCAGAGTGTACTCATTGGAGATGTCTGGCGATAACGTATCTGGCGACTGGATATGCAAGGCCAGATTATTGGAGGTGAGCGCATGACAAAAGCTGCAAAAGAACTGGAGATTGAGCGGTACTATCAACGCAGGGCTGCAAGGCTTGCGGCGAAAAGAGCGGAAGAAATCGCAAAATTTCGAGAAAGAAGGGCCACTCGGCTACGAACTAGGGGTATAGTTCCAGACTGGCTCGAAGCAGAGAAAAAAACACCTCAAAAAACTATTGACAAATCCGCACAATCAGTTACGATAAAGTCAAAAGGATTCATTAAAGATGGCGGCCCTGGCTCTGGAAATCACGGACACAAAGGCGTCCCTGGACAGGCCGGAGGATCAGCACCATCCGGAAAGAGCGGCATCACAGCTTTTAAGCGTAATGATGGGAAAATCTCTGTGACCAGTGATGTTGGAATAAAACGCGGGAAATATGGAAAGGCCACAATGCTAACTGGAGAGATTACTGGAGTTGAAGATTTTGCTGGTGTGGCCGGAAAAAAGCCTGTGATTGTAGAGGAGCATTTGATTGAACAATTCGGTGGGAAACCTGGGACATGGAGACACACCAAGGGAATAGGAAAGATCAGAACGAGTAACGGCGATGAGAAATTAGCAGAGATCCATTGGTTTGAAAATGATGAGGTTGGTCAAATCAAGTGGAAGGTGAAGAGAGAGCTGAAGGAGGAACAAAAATGAAGGTCCGGTATCTAGGGGAAAGCGATCCGCTTGAGCTCATAAATGGAAAAGTGTATGATGTTGTCGGCCGAGAAGAAATGGATGGGGAAGTATACTATATGGTTGTAGATGAAACAGGGGAAGACTACCCTTATGAACCGGAAGACTTTGAAATAGTAGAGGATTAGAAAATGCCGGACGAACTTGATGATGAGAGCGGGTTTGAAGAAGGCGATGAAGACAAATAAAGCATTGCGAGAAGTAGAAAAACTTGGAGGAATGATAATGAAGGTCAGGTATCTAGGAGAATCGGACCCACTTACATTTCTGAATGGGAAAGAATATGAAGTTTTGGGCATTGAAAACGGTATGTATAGAATTATTGACGAGGAAGGGTATGATCCTGAATTTGACGAAATACCCGGTTATCTCTACTCGCCTGATGATTTCGAGATTGTTAGCGGAAGCCCCGATGAGTTTGTCGATTCATTTTCGGAAGAGGAATAGAGCTTGAAATGAAAAAATCACTGGAAGGGTGACGAGAAGACTCGCCGCCCTTTTATTATGCCAATCAGGAGGAAAAACGGCCATGATGCAGGAGTTTGTTCAACAAGTGACAGAGGTCATCAAGGAAAATATGAACGGAATCCATACTGCCATGCCTGGGAAGATATTGAGCTTCGATGCAGGCAAAGGCGTAGCGACTGTGCAGCCTGTTATGAAGTATAAGAAACCAGACGGCACAACAATGGATTTTCCGCAAATATCGGGTGTGCCTGTATGGATTCCACAAGGAGCTGGGCAGGATGCCACTGTCGCATACCCTATTAAAGCTGGCGATGGTTGTCTCATCATCGTCGGGGAACAGAGCATTGATTACTGGATGTATGGCCAGGAAACTAGCACGGATCTCGCTTTCGACATGAGCAATGCCATGTGCATCCCCGGACTATTTGCAAAAGCAAACTCTGTCACAGCTGAAGCGTGTTCTCAAAATGCCATAATCGCTGACGTCAAAGGGACGCGCATTACTGTTAAAAAAGGCTCCGTCAAAATTGAAGCCAAAGAAGCTATCACCATTGAAGCTAAAGAAGCCATCACCATTGACGCCAAAGAAATTACCATCAATGGGAAAACGACAGTGAACGGAGATTTTACCGTGCAAAATGGAGTTGCCACTCTAAATTAGAAGTGGCGATTGAAATGAACTAGCAGACACACCGCGGCGCAGGCATACAGTTTCACAAGACTCATAAAATTGATTTTAACGAAGGCGATTCGCACTAACAACTATTTACCCTTGAATGCAGCAAACTCAAGTCCTACGGCTGCCAAATTGATTTCAGGGTGATTTTGGAAGGGAGGCATCCAGGGTGGTTGACATTCGGCTTGATAAGAACGGCGACATTGATGTGTCTGATATTGGGGATATTTCCCTCACTGAAAGTATAAGACAGGCGGTTTTGATACGACTGCGATGGATTTTCAACGAATGGCGGCTTGGTCCAGAGATTGGCTTCCCGTGGTTTGAGGAGGTTTTCGTAAAAAATCCGAACACGGCAAAAATACGTGGTCTTATTCGAGACGAAATAATGCAAGTTGAAGGCGTGACAGCTGCTAGCGTCACATCGGTTTCATACGACCGGGCGAAGCGGGCTGCTACGTTTATCTTCACCTGTTCCATGGGTGAAGCGACATATAGGGAGGAGGTGACGTTGTATGAGCGATTATGGATTGACGCCTAACGGACCGAATATCAAGAGGCTTGACGCTATTCTGGATGACCTACATACGAATCTGTCAGAAAGATGGGGAGTCAATACCAGGCAGAATCCGAAGTCGTTGCTAAACCACTTGCTGACTAACTTTGCTGACCAAATCGCTGAACTGTGGGAACTCGGCGAGGACGTTTATTTTTCCCAATATCCGTCCTTTGCAGAAGGAAGAAACCTTGACAATGCAGCGCAGTATGGAGGATCAACGCGCGAAACAGCGGCGAAGTCGTTTTATCCTATACACTGTACTGGCATAGATGGGACCACACTTGCAGCCGGGACAATGATTTCATCCACTACCAACCCGACCACCCAGCTCACAATTACAGATGCAAAGATTATCACCCGAAGCGCCTTCAGCAAGGCGGTTATCAAGATCGCTTCGCTCGGTATCGGAGATGTTTACACCGCAGCCATCAATGGTGCGGTGTTTTCTTATGTCCCAAAAGAACTAAATGCCGTGTCGATCTTAAATGGTCTAGCTGCTGCTATTCTGGATGACGGATTTAATTTTTCCGTTGATGAGGAAAACGAGCTTCTGACCATTGGAGCAAAGGACCAGACATCTACGAACGTGCTTGTACTCTCGGAAAATCTGACCACAGAGACAGTCACCACCATCATAACCTTCGGAACCGTAGAAACTGGTGATATCCTAATTCCGGAGGGCGTGATTACGAACATCGTCAAGGCTGATGCTGGCCTGCTGTCTGTGACAAACTTGTGCAGCTACATTGCTGGACGAGACGAGGAAAGCGATACAGAATTTAGACAGTCTTATGCCGATAAGATTTTTAACAGGTCGTCTATGATGTTGGAAAGCATTCGATCTGCAATTCTGAACAACGTGCAGGGCGTTATGAGCGTAGCTCCGTACGAAAATCCAAGCCACGAGTGGGATGATTATGGGAGGCCCCCGCATAGCATCGAGATTGTAGTTGATGGAGGCGACTCGAAAGAGATAGCGCAGCAAATCCTCCAGAAAAAAGCAGGGGGCATCAATACCTACGGGGATACGGCTGTTGTATTGAATGGCGCCTATGACGAGGATATAACCATCAGGTTTTCTCGGCCAACGACTATTTATACTTGGTTCCACCTCGGCATTATTCTTAGCAAGACCGAGGCGATCCCGCCGAATTACGTTGACTTGCTACGAAATGTGATTCTGGAAAATATGAACGCCTTGGATGCGGGCAAAGATGTTATTCCACAGCAGTTTATGACGCAGCTCTACAAGGCGTGCTCTGGCATTAGCTACATCGATATTAAAATTTATACCACGGATGACTCTGCGCTGGAACCCACCGAATACCCGGACAGAAGCGCTGTAATTACGGCAAGGCAGAGAGCTTACACTTCGGAAGATATGATCGAGGTGGAAATTGATGGCTAATTACATCGAAGCCCTGAAAAAAGACCTTGTAGAGCAGTTCCGCGGCAAGGCGAACATTGAAAACCTTATGGAAGTACTCGGCGCGGAGTTGCAGGAAGTATTCAGCTTCTATGAGCAGCTTCGCAATGAACGGGACGTAACAACGGCAGTTGGGAAGCAGCTAGACGGCGTAGGCGATATTGTAGTGATGAGCCGCATGGAGGCCGGTCAGCTTGCGGGCAACCCGATACCATTTGAGGTCATCGACGATGACGTCTACCGCCAGTATCTTATCTACAAGATTCTGAAGAATACATGTGATTGCACATATCCAGACATTATCAAAGCGTTTCGAATGTTCTGGGATAGGCCGCTGTATTACAGCGAGGACCCGGAACAACCTGCAACCATGATTTTTGATACCGGAGAAATGCCTGGGGATGTGGATACCACGCCACTATTCAGGACGCCATTAATTCGAGCTGCCGGTGTCACTTTGAAACTGTATGCTCGAACTTCTACAACGATTGATACGGCATGGGCCCGTATTGTTAGCGGCCTTGGATATGCCGTTACAGTGACAGAGCTGCCACAGCTTGAAAGAGAAATAGACTATGGAGCAAAAATCTACGTGAAATCTGGCATTCAAACCGTCACCGAAGATACCTTGCCCCAAATAGAACGAGACTATCATTTTGGCATAAAACTTCGGTTGGGATCTGGTATGCAGAGCATAGCTATGGACGAACTTCCGACTGTAGAGAAGGAAATTTCGTACACGACTGTCCTTGAATCTGGCGGCACTGTCCACAGCATTATGGAAACGCCCATTGGCGGAATTTTAGTTCAAAACAAGACTGAGAAGGGGGAACTATAAAAATGAGTTACTACGGCGGAACAATCACGGCAGAGGGGCGTAACCTTATCACCAGCTTAATTGCCGGAGAAACGATTGAATTTACCAGAATAGTAGTTGGCTCCGGGAAGATGCCGGACGACGTTGAACCGATAGATATGAAGGCATTGGTAAATCCCATTGCTGAAGCGACATCCACTATACCTACTGTTGAGAATAACGTACTGTCGATGGTGGTTGAATATCGCAATGATATGAATGGAGGCTTGGAGCATGGCTTTTGGCTCAGTGAGTTTGCCATTTTTGCCAAAACGGAAAAGTCAGAAGAAATTATGCTCTACTACGCCACTCTTGGCGATAGTCCACAGCCTGTCAATGCTTATCAGGATAACAGAATTGATATTCGGCGCTATCCAGTTTCGATTGCTCTTGAGGTCGATGCAGATGTGCAGGTGACATACAATCCAGGGGCATTCATTACAGCAAAAGAAGCACAAGAAATTATTGATTCTATGGTGACAGAGGCTGTCAATCAAATTGGAACGGTTCGTTTGAAAGAGATCACGATCCCAGCCACCGGTTGGAATCGGCAGAATGATTCTGGTGGGGCGGGCGAAAGCTACAGATTTTATTTAGATTTGCCCGTAGAAGGTGTGAAAGAGTCCCACTTTCCAAGTATCGGTCTGCATAAAGCCTCACTGGAAACTGCAAGACGTGCCGGGCTTTGCCCATCTGTGCAGAGCTTCGATGGCGTTTTACGTTTCTGGGCATGGAGCCAGCCGACCGAGGACATGGATGCGACAGTAGCGCTGCTATCCTCTGGAACCATCGAGCCCAAACCCAGCGTTGGCGGAAACGTGGTAGTTATACCGCCAGCCTCCAGCGACATGCTGGGTGGCGTAAAAGTGCAGAAAGGCTCTGGACTAAGCATTGATAGCGACGGCAATTTGTCGCTTGATACAGCCACCTCCGAGGAAGTGGTGGCTTTGTTTGGTCAAGAGTGAGATAATTCTGAATCCAATGGAAGGGGGTGAGCAAGATGGCAGATACTAACACCAAAGCTATTTCCATCGAGAACTTGGCCACGTTCAAGAACGAGATGGAGGCAGAAGTTGACAGGAAAATCACTGCCGCTGGCGGTAACGTGGCCTACGCTACAGAGGAAGAAATCAAGGCCCTGTTTGCAGAACCGACACCAACGGTCTAAAGATCGGTACAAAAGCTTTTTAGGAGGAATAAAAAATGTCTTATAAACACATCACCTACGAAAACATGGAGACCTTCTCTGAAGAATTGAAGGCGAAGTATGCAAAGAAAACCGAAGTAACCGCACTTGGATCTCGCGTTACTGAGTTGGAAAATGTCGGCTCTCAGGCAAACGTCATTGAAGGCGTGAAGGTCAATGGTGCCCTGCTCGCTCTGACCAACAAGATTGCCGACATCCTCATTTCCGAGGGCACAGCCAATGGCACTATCAAAGTCAACAAGGTAGATGTGGCTGTCCATGGGCTAGCTGCATTGGCCTATAAATCGGAGGTCGCCGAAAGCGATCTTGCGGCTGCATTGAAAGCCGTCATTGATGCAAAAGCAAAACAGGCAGATTTGGATATCTTGACTGGTACTGGCGACGGTTCCATCTCTAAGATGATTGACGACGCATTTAATGAATTTGCCACAAACGTAACAGATGATGGTGTTGTCAACAGCTACAAGGAACTGATTGACTGGGCCGCTTCCCATGGGGCGGAGGCTGCTGAAATGACCGCTGGTATTGCTACCAACAAAACGGCCATCGAAAACCTGAAGAAGCTGGTAGGCACCCTGCCTGCTGGTGCAACGTCCACCACCATCGTGGGCTATATCGCTGAATCCATTGCAGCTTTGAGCATTGGTGATTACGCTAAAACCACTGAGGTTACTGCAGCCATCAACACTGCACTGGCAAGCTATTACAAAAAATCCGAAGCTGATACTACTTTCGTGAAGGTAGCAGACATCGAAACTGTCACCGCGGCAGAAATGAAAGCACTGCTGGCTGACAATGCGTAAACCAGTCAAGCTGAATGAATGGAGGTAAGCCAAATGGAGGCAAAATGGAAGATCCCAAACCCACTTGGTTTTTCCGCCCTGATTGATTTCGTCAAGCAAACTAGAAAAACGTCGGACGTAAATGCGTCCGGCGTTTCTGATTTGCAGACGGATCTTCAGGGATTGGCAGAGCGAACCACGCAGACATTTGGAGAAGTGGATACAGCCCTTGCTACGCTAGATGATGAAAAGCTGGATAAAACAAATGCCGTTGCGGCTAGCATACCTGTAAGCGGTTGGAAGAGCGACGCAAGTGTTGCGGCATACCCTAAATACTATGACTTAACTGCTACCGGCGTAACAGACAAAGACAGGGTAGCTGTTTATATTGCACCTGCTTCCGTTCAGATGGCTATTTCTTGCGGCGTTTGCCCAACATGTGAAACCCTTGCGGGCAAAATCAGAATCCGCGCTGCACAGGTTCCCACTTCGGCGATAAAAGTGCAGTATTGGATTGAGAAAGGGAAGGCGTGAGAATCTATGGGATTTGGAAATGTTAATGCTCCTGGCATTAGTAAGCCGGAGTTTGATGCGGCGCTGAAATCCCTTCGCGATGAACTTTTGTCAGGTAAGATGTTATCCGTCGAACTGACGACAACGGAGGGTGCTGTTATCACAGCAGATAACGGCGAGGCTATTACAGTTAGCCGCAAAATCTTATTTGAATAATGGAGGTTGAAAGAATGAATATTCATGAATTGAATGAACGCATGAAAATGCTCGGCACAGATGAACTATTGATCCAGGTTCCAGACGGAACCACTATGAAGGTTAGAGCATCTATCCTGTGTCAGCAGCTTGTGAGCATCCTATGTGGAGACAGCGCTGGCAGCCACAATGCAATTTACCGCGGAAAATTCCTCGGCAATGCACTGACTGCTGAACAGAGCGCAGCTATCAGGGCCGGTACATTCGATGATCTGTTTATCGGCGATTACTGGACTATCAATGGAGTCAACTGGCGCATCGCTCATTTTGATTACTGGTATCGCTGTGGCGACAAGGATTGTACTACACACCATGTAGTCATTGTACCTGATGTATCCTTATACACCGCACAAATGCATAACACTGCATCTGGGGAGTATGAAAGTGGTGCAGTGGCAAACACCACTGAAGGCGGGTATGTTGGAAGCGATATGTACAAAACCAATTTGGCGAAAGCGAAAGAAATGTTTACCGCCGCCTTTGGCGCTGGACATATCTTGACTCACCGGGAACACCTGACTAATGCAGTCACCAATGGTAAACCGTCGGGAGGGACTTGGTATGACAGTAATGTTGAATTAATGAACGAAAACATGGTGTATGGCTCGCATATCTTTGCGCCTGCTTCGGACGGCTCCACTATCCCGAATAACTATACCATTTCTCGTGGACAATTGATGTTGTTCCAGTACCAGCCGAACTTTATCCATGGCAATCGGACGGCATGGTTCTGGTTAAGAGACGTCGTCTCGGCGGTGTGCTTCGCGGCCGTGGACGGCATTGGCAATGCGTACTGCACCGGCGCCTCGTATGTCGGCGGCGTCCGCCCGGCTGCCCCAATCTACTAATCTGTAATCCGGTGGCCTTGTGCCGCCGGATGAAAAGGAAGGAGCTATTTTAGATGTCAGAAGTCGTAAAAGGCAAAAGAAATAAATCTCGACTTGAAGCGCAGCACTTGGCCATTCAAATAAGAATGCGCATCAAGAATGAGCTCATGTCCTCGTTCGCATACAGCCAGAAACGATTTGAAGCTCACATTGAAAAGGTTACGGCCTACATTCACGATGAGGAGGAGCGAGAGTTTACTAAGCAGCACCTTCGCGAGATGGAAGAGGGTTTCGATGTCTGGTTCATAGCAGAAGAACGAAAGGCAATTCACGACTTGACTCGGGAAATATCGCATCATATCCGGGCTGCAAATACGATTTGGCCAAACTATAAGGCAGAATTCATTCAGCGGCGTACCGAGTGGAATGAAGCGATGGTGGCTTGTAATAAGCTGCAAGATGAACTACAGTATGTAGCCGAAGTCTTGCCTTCTGACAAGAATAAGTATATGCAGATCGTTCTTGAGGTGGAGAGATTATTTAATACAATAAAAAGCTTGCGGCAGTCCGACAATAAAAGGTTCCTTCCGCATTTGAAAGACTGATGAAAACATGGGGCATCCTCTGTTACAGGGTCGTCTCGGCGATGTACTTCGCGAACGTGAACGGCAATGGCAATGCGAACTACAACAACGCCTCGAATGTCAACGGCGTCCGCCCGGATTCAACAACCGCGCATTAGGGCTAGTTTCCGCAGCGTGGCAATGGGGAAGGAGAGGCTGTCCCTTCAAGTGAGAACTTGATAAATACCAACCATGACGGCTCCAGTTACGACTGATGAGCCTATCGCGTGGTTTGCTTTTTAAGGGGAAACTATGAATGTATTTTTAGATGCCAATGTTTTGTATGAAGCTGGATCAAAAGCAATGAAGAGTAGTATATGGAAGCATGAAACTCAGGCTTTCGAGATGAATCATCTTTTGGAGACTGCGCATATTCAGAAACAAATGCAAGAAGGCTACAATCCGACGGCGGGCCGGAAGTTTGTCATCAGTGAGAGAGGAAAAACGAGGCTCGTCACAAACGCAACTATAAGCGATAAGACTGCAGTTCATGTTTTGTGCGATGAGGTTGTGAATCCATCTATCAAAAAGTATTTGCAGTATGACAACAGCGCCTCCCAGAAGGGGAAAGGCGTTGATTTCCACCGCAGGCGTTTTGAGAACCATCTGCATCAGTTTTATATCACTGAGGGGACAAACGATGGTTACATTCTGTTTGCTGACTTTTCAGGCTATTATGCCAACATCCCGCATAAACCGTGTGCCGATGTACTGAACAGCTTTATAGAGAAAGAGGTTCATGATGAAGAGACGGTGCGTATCGCCGGATGGCTTATTGCACAAATTTTTAAGACATTCGAGCTTGACGTATCGCGTCTTAGCGATGATGAAATTGTCGAATTGTATCACTCAAAGGTAGACCCCATGATGAATCTTGGCGTTCCAAAGGAACTGCTTACCGGAGAGAAAATGCTTTCCAAAGGCATTGATCTCGGAAACCAGCTTTCACAGGATGCGGGAATCGCATATCCCTATCGGGTTGATAATTTTATAAAGATCGTCAAGGCCATAAAACAGTTTGGACGTTATTCTGACGATTTATATGCAATGCACAGAAGCAAGGAATATCTCATGGAGGTTCTGGACGGGATACGGGCTATTTCTAACAGCTTCGGTCTCATTCTCAATGAGAGAAAGACCAGAATCTGCAAAATGTCTGATACCTACCGCCATTTGCAGGTGCTATATTCCTTGACTGATACAGGTCGGGTGATCCGAAAGATAAAACCGAAAGCTGTCACCCGAGAACGGCAGAGACTGAAAGCACATAAGCGTCAACTTGACGCAGGAAAAATGACCTATGCTGACGTCGAGAATTGCTTCAAGAGCTGGATAGGGGGCCATTGGAAGTATATGTCGCGTCAGCAAATTAAAAACATGAGCAGGCTGTATTATGACCTGTTCGGAAGGAGTATATCATGGAAAAGAAAACATGGAAGATTACGTTGGCTGATGGCACTGTGATTGATAATTTAGAACGGGATGGATCATGCTTTATCAGCGCCAAAGAGCTACCGGCCTTGGAAAGCGGAATGAGCAAAGTTATTGCTTCTGCTGACGGTGAGCAGGATACCGTTTGGAACAACGCCGAACTGGTCCGCTGCGCTTCAGTTGATGACCGCTATTGGTTTACATTCCGGGAACTCTCCACTGACGAACTGTGGAGACTGAAAATTGAAGCCCAGACGCAGTACCTTGCGATGATGACTGAAGTAGATTTAGAGGAGGTATAAAAAATGGCCCAGAGTAAAAAATATGCTACCGTCAAAAATTTCTACAACCGCGGCGCATGGAGCAAAGCGATGGTAAAAAATGCAGTGGTCAAAGGGTGGATCACTGCCGAAGAATATAAGGCCATCACTGGCGACGAGTACGCCGAATGAGCAAGATTGAACTAATTGAGCGGCTCACAAGCCTCATCAAATTGCAGGCTGACATTATCAAAGAGCAGGCGAATGCGCTAGCCCAGCTAGGTTCGGCAGAGGAACTTGATAAATTGATGATGAAAGCTGAAAAAGAGAGGCAGGATTTGATAGAAGATCAACTATTGTATGAAAAATAGTTGTGTGGTAGAATATTGCGTAGAGAGTAACCATAACGGTAGGCGGTTTCCTCCCTGTTGAGGGGAGGTGATGATTATGACACTGACAGAATTGATTTTACTTCTGACACTGATAGTCGAAATCATCGCCTTGGTACGAAAGTAACAAGGTATTAAGTCATAAAAAATGACTATCCGCCTTTATCCCTGATAAGATGGGCGGATAGTCTGCCT